CTCCTAACTATTTGAGGTTCAACATCTCATTCAGCGCATCCTTGTACGCTTGCTCCTCGTCGCTGAGACGTGTTTTTATGTTAATAATATTTTTGTTTTCCTGATAGAATTTCTTTTCCCATTTATCGAGTTTTTCACCCTTTGCTTTTTTTGAACGGATTCCAACGACCGTATTAAATAAGCATTCACCGGATTCCATAAAGTATCCGAAAAACGTCCACCAGTGCATATAAGGCACTGCTCTGATTTCTTTACCAGCAACTTTATTTACAGCCGGTACGATTATATCTCCATCCTGTTCCCAGTCCATCAAACGGGGTTTAGGCTTATTCGGACTATCATCAATTTGACCGCAGTCGATAAACTCGCAGGCTTTCTGACAAGCTTCTGTAAGATGTTCTGGGGGTATACTTTGCCAGTCCTCAAATAGAATCTGTAACATAACAATAGCTTTTGCCTGTTCATCTAACTCTGGATCATTCTGCGCAATGAGAATATCAATAATCGCGCGAAAATCCGTTCTAATAGAAAAATCCACCCCACTGATGTTGAGTGAGGTGGGAAGCTCATAGGCGGTCATTTTGTATACTTCTCCGTATACTTATTGACTGCTGCCTGCATTTTTTTCTTTCTCTTTTCGATTTCCGGTGCAATTGCTTCTGCGATCTTATCAAGAACAATGTAAGCGAATACCTGACCATTGCCGAATACAGTGGTTGCCGTAATGGGTTCCTTAAACAGGTCTTTTGATGCTTCATATCCGAGCAGATAGTTGATTTTATCTTCAATCTGTTTATTCAGTTCAGCCATTTCTTTACCAGACGTGACTTTCTGGATAGACTCTTTAAGCTGTTCAAAGTATTCTGTCAGTTCTTCTGCACGTGCTGCTACATTAATGTCCGTCGGATTAAGTTTGAAAGATGAAAAAACTTCGTCTTCGTTATTTGTGAATGTAAAAATAAGAATTCCATCATCAATTTTGGTGTTAATTATTTTTGCCATTTGGCGTGCCCTCCTTGTATACGTGCTTATTCGCTGTCAGCTGCAAATGTTCCGGCGGAAACATCAAATTTTCCTTTGACTCGTTCACCGGTATAGTTAACAGTAAATGGAATCTGATAACCGGACGTATCACCGCCGTAGGAGGTCGGCACAACATAGCAATCCTGCTGATATGCTTCATACTTGCCTGCCGTAGCTTCTGTCCAGAGATGAACCTCGACTGCTTTTGTTTTGAGGTTGTCGTCTTTGAGACGTCCATCTACAATCTTCTGTAATGCTGTGAATAGGTCAGAAGTGGTATCTGCATAAAATGGATCGGCATCAGAAGATACCTCATAGCCATTATGTTTAAATGTGGATTCTCCAAGAATATTTTTAGATGTTTCGGTATCCGGGTTGAGTTCGATGTTGTACTCTTCCAGGTCCTTTCCAAGACGCTCATATTTTGACGTCAGTCCTCCGCAAAGAGAACCGGCATCAATGTAATGAGCCATATATTTACGGTCAATCTTGCCTGTAACTGCCATAGAAATGTCCTTTCTGCCTATAACTTTTAAAAGGCTGTGTAGGTTAGCGACTATCTCTAATTGATAGCCGGTTGTTACTTGTTATATTACTTCATAAGTATTTTCATAGCGTACTGCCAATGGCAATAGCCAGTCCTGCACACCGCTCTCCTGTGGCTCTAAACCATAGGAGTTGTCACGGGTGATGCGTTTTATCACTCGTCCCTGTGAAAGCTCAGGAAACGTGTTTAAGCGTGTCTCAGAGCCATTTATGATAACTGGTTCTCGACATATCCATTTACCGAGATTATCCAGGAATTTCTGAACAGATAACTTCTGCCGTTCTTTGTCAGATGCTGTGCGATATACCACATAAAAGGGGTACTGGCACACCTGATGCATTACTCCGCACACATCTTCCTTTTCTGAATAGATCAAAGCTCCGTTATCTGCTGAGAATGCAATTCCCGATTCCTTGCCAAGTTCCTCAAATTTGATTGTTTCACTTTCGTATAGCCCTGGATACTGGTTCAGAAGTGCTTTCATGGCATCTGTCAGAATCTCATATCCGGTTGCATCTTTGCCAATTGGCTTATCTGCCATGTCTGCCACCTCCTGCCTGTGCTTTTACTTTGCGAATCCATGTACTGCCGTATTGTCGTTTTGCGGCATCAAACCAATGGGCTTGTGCCCGTGGGTGCGCTTGTTTGGTGTATTCAAGATTCTCTTTTGCCGCTGTCTGACCGGAATACTGACTAACAAGTACTTTTTTTGCTCCACGTCTTGCATAAGGGCTTCCGGTTGATTCGTCAACCATGGTTTTACCCTCATACAAAAAACGTCCATAAGGTGCCGCCGCTGCGCATACTTTCCCAGTTCCTTGCAAGGATGTACTCTCAACTCTTGTTCGGTTGATAAAGTCCCCTGTAATCATCGGCATAAACGGCACCATACTGTCCATGACCATTCCATCAAGGAGATACTGTGCTTCTTGATACTGTCTGGAGAACCTGTCCATATTCAGTTTAATTTTCATATCTCCATCAACTACGGAGAAACCTTTAAAATGACGAATTTTGCTCATATTACTTACCAAGAATCTCGAAGTGAGGAATCAGTGTATATGGACCACCTACACTGGTAATCTTGAACACGTTGTCCTTATTCTCGTTCATGTACTGGTAGAATCCATTCCGATAATCACTGTCAATTACCGTTCCACCAGCCCACTCACCTTCCCAGAAGAACGATTCATCTGAGAATGTAATAGTATCTTCCAGAGCGTTGTTAATCTGCCTTTTCCACTCTTTAGGCGGTACATATGGGAGAATCTTACCATCCTTGTCAGAAATGGTTATATCACCGTTCTGGACAGTATATCGAATGTGTAACTGTGCGTTGTCTGTTGCATCTGGTCCGTACTTTTTAAGGATTGCTCCCTTGTCCGTAATGAGGTCAACGCCGGATAAAACATGAGGATACCAGTACGCATCTCCTGTTGTCGGACTCTCATAATAATTGAAAATCGTCAAAGTTTTTTCGTACATGATACCCTCTCCTTAATTATTCTTTCTGCACTGTCTGCTTAATAACCTGATTTACACCAGTGGCCGACAATCCATTAAACATACCGACTGCAACCGCCGTGATATAATCCGTTGCCGGGAAATCCGGGATAATTCCCATTCCGACTGCTCCGAGAATCCCGCCAGTAACCGCCATGATCACCGGAATCCATTCATCAGAGATTCTTTTTGATGCCTTACAGCCCATTCCTACGATGTAGCAAATCATAACGATTGCTATACATGAGCCTAATGTTGTAATGTCCATTATTATCACCTCACATCAATTTAAGTTCATTGAATACTTTAAAAATTTTTGGTGACTGAATAGCAAACCAGTCAACCATTTCTTCGTTTGTAGCCCAGCTGTCAGCACTATTTGAATTAGAATCAAGTCCAGATTCCATCAGAAATGCGTGGATGATTTCGTGCCTAATAACCTGCTTCTGATAACTTTTAAGGTCTGCTTTTACTCCAATCTGTCCCTGCGATGTCTCCATGTCATCAACCACAATTTCCCGTGTTGATAAATCAGTATAGCCATCTGCATTTGTCAGACTCGGATATTGTTTCTTATTCCCGAACTTCACGCTCCATTCAGAGCCTAAGATATCAACCTTGAAATCCTGCATATAAAATCGGTATCCCTTCATCCGTCCTTACTCCCATCAGAAGCGGTAAAGCTGTCTTTAAGAGTAAGTCATTCGTTTTCTGTACATCTCCGGCAGCGGCATACACTGCACTCCATTCCTTTGCACCTGATGCTTTTTGCTGTGGTGTGGCGTAAGAGATGGATTCACTGCCAGAAGATACAGATGTTACGATGCCTGTTGAGATGTTCCCGACATTTATGTCGGTTACATTTGCAGACGCTTGACTGATTGCATTCTTTTCAGCAAGCTCAATCTGATACACTAATTCAGCCAATGAACAGACCGCCTTTTTGATGCGTTTCTGTGAGCGTTCATTTGTCGGCAGTCCATCCACCAGTCTGTCAAATGTCATTGTGTCCACGAAATCACTGGCTCTTTCTGCCAGTCGTGGAAAGTCGGTTTCTGGCACGACATTGCCGAATGATTCTGTATAGAATTTATAATCTGCATAAGCCATGCCAGTTACCTCCTGCGATCATCATTTTGCTGTCACGCTTGCACTTCCGGCATTCAGTGCTTTGTATGTTCCATCACACTCAACCACTGTGATCTTCTGTCCGGTTGCTGCTGTGATATCGGCTTTTCCATCCCAAGTACTCCAGTTTCTGAGATTCTGTCCATATCCAACAGCTACTGCTTCTGCTGCAACTTTGTATTTATACACATTGCCGGCATTTTCCTTAGCCGGATTTACAGTGATTTTTGTATCACCGCTCTCTGTCCCAGCCACGGAATTTACTGTCAGAGTACCAAGCGTTGGTGTTTCATCAATGGTGATTACTGCGATTGCGTCAATGTACTCTGCGAAAAGAGTAAGCCCCATAACTGCGAACGCTTCGGATACTGCTGTGTGGTAGTTGCCCTGCGTATGGAATCCGATCAGGTTTGTCTCACCAGATACGGTGTATACAAGACCTGCTCTTGCGAAGTCAGATTCGTTCGGGTCAACATAGTACAGAACGATGTTCTCGACAGGAGTAGCGATAACCTGCCCTCTTGGAATCTCGCTGTCGGACAGTAAGAAGATTGTATTAAATCCCATAAAGTCCTTCATGTACTGGAATCCGAACTGGTTCTGAATGGTGATCTCAGCTGCTCCGAGATATTCATATACGTCCAGAATGTTCACGAATCCAACAACGCCAGTCACGTTTCTGTGCATTTGTTTGAATTTGTTCTCAACACGGCCTTTAGCCATTGCCAGAGCCATCTGGAATGTAGTTTCTGTGGAAGTAAGCGTACCGGTTTTCAGATAGTCATAGAATCTGCCGGTAACATCAGTCTGAAGCTGGAAAAGGAATTCGTCATCAGTCATCTGAACAGCGTTCTCATAACCGTGATCCTTGATTGCTTCGATAGATACAGCCTTTGCGTACTTTTCGATAGTCATTTCCGCATAGTTCTTTTCTTTTACAGTAAACTTGCTGTAAGGGATTTCCTCACCCTCACCAACAAGTCCACTCTGTAAAGTACCCTCTGCGTACTTAGATTTCAGTACAGCACCCGGCTGTTTTTTGATAGGACGCATGATACCAAGGATTTCACGTAAGTGTTCCCAGTTTCTTTCGAATCTGGTAACAAAATCAATCTCACGTGCTGTGACATGAATATCATTAGTCATAATAAGATTTGTTTTTGCTGGCATAAAAAAATCCTTTCTACCCATAACTATTAAGGCGTTGGGTTAGCGGCTATACTCTGGCGTATAGTCGGTGTAAAAAATCACTGGAATAACTGGATATTCTGAGCAATTGCTGCCTGTCTCTCGGACGGGTCTTTGATTGCTTCGATATCTTTCTTTGTCATGTTCCCCGGTGTCTGCTGCTGTCCAACATGAGTAGTAAACCTTGCCTGATTCTGCTGAGCCTGTTGCTGAGATTCATCTACAAAAGCGGATGCGTCAGACTGCTTCATCTGCTCAATCAAATCATTCAGTCCAAGGATTTTACCGTCTTTCAGCTTCAATCCTGCTTCCTTGATGTCTGCCATAACAGATTTCTTTGCAGCTTCACTGGAAAACTTAACATCATCAAGTGCTGTTTTAAGCGCATCTGAAAAATCGCGGTCGTAGATTTTTGCATTGAATTCTTTCTCTGCATCCTCGGCTTTTTTCTTCCATCCGGCAAGCTCTGTCTGGATATTTGCCGGGTCGATACCGTCAAACCCTTTCAAGGTTTCTTCTGCTGTCTCGGCGCGTTCTTTCCAGTCGTCACGTTCTCCCTCAACTTTTGACAGGGTTTTCGCTACTTCTTTGGCATTCTTGTAATGCTCAGAGAGTGCTTTCTTCACATCTGCCTGCTTGTCCTCCGGGATTTCAATTCCAAATGATTTAAGTGTGTCAATAAGTTTCTGCATATACATCCTCCTGGTCGTGTTTATTGACCTGCCGCCGCAGGTAAATGGATTAAGCCAGTTAGACCACTGGCGGGGTAATCGGAATGGCAGGAATCGAACCTGCGGCACGTAGTTTATACATTGCTCTGCCACTGAGCTACATTCCATTAACCCGGATTCCCGGGTTAGCAAGGTGTTTAACGTGTCATGCCTGCCACGAGTTGTTTCGGGCATCCGTCCGCCCATTTACCTTTTACAAGGAGGTGCGTACTGCCTATGCGAGCGAGCAAGTCATATAGACAGTAATGATACGTGTCGGAAATTGCATCCGCTTTTCAACCTCCAGATTCCGCCCGAACCTGTTTCTGTTAAGGACACGTACCCAAGAAAGGAGGAATCAATGAAAAAATGTCTATGTCAAGTGGCGTCAACCACTTACGAATCTTCCCTATGAATATATTTTACCACAAAGTATCCAAAAAGTTGTGGTACATGTTTTAGCTAATTAGAGCATATCCCGGAGCTTTTCCACGTATCTCTTGACAAGATCACGTTCTTCCCGGCACTCTGCATCCTTGGACATATCGCTCATTTCTGTTGTAAGTTCGTCCAGATGTTCTTCCAGAGCGGCAAGCATCTTCCTCTTGCAGTCTTCAGACTTGCCGGAACGATAGCTTTGCTTCTGCGTCATGTAATCGTCATAAGCATCCCGTCCATCAGAACGGCTGTAATGCCCTCTGACGTAATGTTCCCCACGTCTGGCATAAGAACTGCCCCGATCGTAATCCGGCATCATTCTGCCGTCATTTGAGCTGTATCTCCCCATACTGTCGCGTTTTCTTCCGCGCTCGCTGTAATCGTCATTGTATCCACTACGCATTTCATCAAGGACAGCGTTGTAATACTCTACTTTCTTATCCCAGTACTGCGTATTCTTGATATCTTTGTACATGTCAATCAACTTGTATGTCATTTCCAGATTTCCGGTGGTCAGTCCATTATCAGCGATTTTGGAAAGCTCATCTTCGATTCTTGCGCATAAGTCTTTAATGTCTCTCATAATCACACCTCCTATGCTTCTCTTGTCACAACAATGTTTGCATTTGCAACAGAAACAGCCTGATCGCTTGTATTCTCTACTGCGATATTAACACAACATCCGCGAGGTACATCAATATAGATACCAGAGGACACATTGTTGTACTGGTCTACTGCCGCCGGTGTGGAAATCATCTGTGAAGATAATACAGGTTCGCCAGAGATTGCAATAGCCAGAGAAATAGCTCCGACAGTGCCGCCTGCTGGAATTGCGATATTGCCAGAAAAATCCACGAAGAATCTCGCTTTGCACTGATTAGTCAGTCCTCTCAGCGTAATAATTCCGCTTCCCTCTCTGTGCTGAATACAGTTAGAACCTTTAACTGCTGTGTTTGAAAATACTACGTTTCCATTTGCTGCTACAGTCTGAGCAGCTACATTTGTGAATTCTGCCATAAAAATACTCCTTTCATATCACAAAAGGACAGGTCTCAGCCTGCCCCTCTGTGTAATACGGCATAAGCCGACATCCGAAATCAATCGAAAGATACTCTCGATATGAAGTTGTTAACAATTGCATCCAGCGTTACATCCGCATCCGTAATATGTGTTCGGGTTAGGAACCTGATATGCCGGAATCGGCGCCGGATTAATCGCATTAATAAGCTGCTGCGTCTGTGAAGCCATTGCAGTTGTGAGAAGCGCACTCTGGCGATCCTGAGAAGCAGCACGTCTGAGATCATTGTTTTCAGCCTGAAGGTTAGAAATCTTTTCATTGCAGAGATAGTCAAGAATCGCTCTTGTCCCTGCATTCTGGCTGTCAATAATGTCTCTTGTGTTGCTGTTCATGGTGTTCTGGATTGCACAAGCGTTAGTAGCCATATCATATCTGATCTGTGCCTGTCCTGCCCTGTTGTCGCAGCAACACTGAGCTAACTGAGCCTGTAAAGCGTTGGTGTTCTGCATATTCGCTACAGTGTCAGCGTTAATAGCCTGCTGGATACCGAAGCCAGTCTGCATGATGTTTGTGTTGATTCCATTGAATCCGGTAAGCATACCATTATTCATGGCATAGAAGCCATCACACAGACCACTATTGATTCCGTCAAGCTTGCTGATCACTGCGGAGTTGTCAAATCCTCTCTGAATGTCTGCCTGAGTAGCTGCTGTGGCTACATATCCGCCGCCGTTTCCATTATTGCCCCAGCCGTTGTTTCCCCATCCGCAAAATGCGAATAAGAAAAGCACGATAAGCCACCATGCGCCATCTCCGCCAAACATTCCATCATTTCTGTTGTTCCCGGTCAAAAGAGCAACGTCCGATGCTGTTAAATTTCCATCCATAGTTATATCTCCTTTTTGTGTATTTACATCAATCTGGCCAGATTGTAATGTACTATTTCATGTTCTTCAGCAGATTCTGAAACTGCCCTGCCATCTGCTGAACCTGGTTAAGCTGCTGTTGGGAAATCTGTCCAGACTGTAACATTTTCTGTACTTCCGCTTTCGGATCTCCCTTAAAATTCTGTTTAAACTGCATAAACTGCTGTATCATCTGCATTGGCCCGTTTCCCTGTGGCATCCCACCGCCGAGCGCGTTAAATAATGGATTACTCATCTGCATTTCCTCCCTTGGTCGCTGATTCCTGTACGGTATTAGCCCTAACAGGTTCAGAAAATGAATTTAATCGGTTTATAATAGCTTCGTATTTGCCTTTCAAATCATCGTATTCCTGTCGAGTAACATATTTATTGTCCATGTTCTGAACGGGCTGTTTAGGCGGCATCTGAGTGCCTATTTCATGGTATTCAAATGTCCGTAATGGCTGTGGCATACCGGAAACGTCTGTGGATTTTATATAGAACTTTTCACTCTCTGAATCCATCAGTAAAACACTTGTCCCGGGTGCTACCAGATAGGATTTTGCACCAACTTCGCCGGATACCCACAGGATACCATTATTATTTTGCTGGGGTTGCTGCACTGGTTGAGCTGGCATCTGGACAGGCTGTTGCTGAAATTGATTCATCTGTCCCGGAACACCAAAACTATATTGATAAGGATTGTTATATAATGCCATCTTATACACCGCCTTTCTGATTATATTTTTGCATAAAAAAAGAACCGGAAACAGGTCGTTTCTGGCTCTAATTAGTATCTAAAAAGTATCAGCACACTTTGATTATTTTATTATTTACCCTCCGGCTTAACCGCTTTGCTGTAGATATGCTCACGTTCATTTGCTCAGCGCAGTATTCGAGCGTATATTCCTTACATCTCAGCCGGAACAATCTTTCTTCATCCGGTGTGAAATTACACTCTATCAAGAATCTGTCTATATCTTTCTTCGTGAACACATATAACTTCATAAGCATACCCCTTACTAATGCTAACGTTGATTCTGCGCAAGATAATTTGTAAGCTTCTGTTTTGTTTTTTTTAATTCTTCTACATTATTCCCACTAATCTGACTATCCAGCATGGTTGACAACACTTCCAGAATTAATGAATCTCGTTCCGCAATTCTCCGAAGACTTTCATAATCTCGTCTATCATGTTCTTCCAGTGTCTCTACTCGTTTATTAAGTCGAAGCGCCGGAGTAATCCACTTAAAGATTACAGCTGCCGCCCCTCCGACAATAGACACCCCTCCGCAGATAGAAAGGAAAATCTGTACAAATTCTGATATGTTCATTTGCTCTCCTTTTCCCAGTAGTATACCGGGATCTCATTACCGCTATTCCATGTATCGAAATATTTGCCCTCTTGTACTGTCACCACATGACCATCTATGCAGAGGATATACGTACCTGTCGGATGGTCTGCGCAAAAATCATTGACTGTATAGATATACCGCTCTGACTGTTCAATCAGCTTGCGTCTGTACCCATGCTTGTAGAGATACGCTCCCCAAACGTAATTAGCTGATGGCATATCTGACAGAGCGCACGCCTGTATCATTAATCCGGCGAATACCGTTTCCCAGTCAAGGCCGGTTGCTTTACATATTGCTCGGACAACGCAATCTCCGACTCGATTCCCGGTAGGATTCGGATTATAATATTCCCATCTGTCCATCAGTCAATCCCCTTTGCTGTTTTATATCTCTTTGCCGCTCCTCCGGCTTTTGCGGCGTTCTGGCGGTTCCACTTCGCTATCATGAGCCGGTCTTTCAGTTCCCTCAGGTCGTTCTGCTTGCAGTAGTCCTTATATGCAGCATTTTGCTTCTGCAAAAGATAAGACTTCCGGTCAAGGTCTTGCTGGAGTGCAAATCTCGTCTGTTCGTCCTTGCAGTTGTCAACCGCCGTTTGCATTCCAAGGACTTCTCTCTTTGCCTTTCGGATTCTTCGCTCGTAAGTACGTTGCCGCTGTTCCTTTTCGTACTGCTTTCCCTTGTTGGCTTTGTCCTGCGCTGATAGTTCTGCATAGGGATTAAATTCTCCATCACTGGCTCCAAAACTATGCCGACAATTGACCCCTGACAGTCCACTTGCCGTTCCATATCCGGTCAATGAGAACGGTGGAAATTTCTTGCTCTTGCCAGAACGAGAGTATATCTTTCCTTGCCACCATGCGTGATTTCCAGGGTTCTCACCGCCGTCACCTGTTCTGGCTCCCATGTGCGCACTGACCAGAATTAAATCCCAGCCCATTTCTTCCATGCGTTTTATGGATATATCTCCCGTAGCCTGAGCCACGCCAGTTCTGACAGAGCGTGCAACTGCTGTTTCAATTGTATCTTTTCTGCCAGATGGATATGTTACTGTAACGCTATTGTTTACAACATTGTTAACTGCTTCTCTAATCGCTTGCGTATATCCAACTGCCCCCGTCATTACATGATTATATGCAAGGTCACATTGCTCGATATAGAGCCTTTGAGCGGCACTTGCAGTCGTTCTTGTGAAGTTCTTCCACTCGCCCATAGTTGCAAGCATATTTCGCTCCATGAGTCTTATCATAGCTGGCGACTGTTCGAGCGGTACAGGGCTTAATCCTGCCGCCTTGTATACCTTATCATCATAGTTCATTGCAGTGATTCCGGCATCTTCAAACGCTTCAAGGAGTTCCCGCTGTTCACGTTTGGTGTATTTGGATAGTTCTGCCAGAATGTCCTCTAACAGTTCACCGGATTCCTGTAGTGTTCTGATTCTCCACGCATCGGCATTGGTCAGAATATAGTCCTCACCTCTACCGATTCTTGCCATCATTCGAGATACAATCTCAGATATAATATACTGGTGTAACTCTTCGGCAATCTGTTCACTGCCCTCTGTTATTCTGCGCAAATACTCTGGACTAAGCATAATTATTCCTCATCACCGAACAAAGTCGGTTCTTTTGGCTGTGCTTCTTCAACCATTGCTTTAGCTTCTTCCTCTGTCATTCCCTCGAATTTCACGAAATACATCCAAGCCGGAACCTTACCAGTGGTCACATACTGCCACCATCTAGCACGGTCGTTTTCACGCACATACAGAATGTCTCCGAAATCATAATTGACTTCATAAGCCCCAACAGGTGCAAGACCGTACAGATCAGCGTAAACGTTCAACGCGTAAATAACTTCGTTCAAACAGGATTCCAGTTTATCTCGAACGTCTTTGATAAACTGCACTGTCCTCTGCTGTTCTGCTTCTACTCCTGTAGCTGTCTGAATGCCGCTGGATTCGTTAAATACAAAGTATCCGTTGGAGAATCCAATCTTGTACCCTAACTGGCTTAAAATTGCGTTTATGCCGGTTATACGGGTATCTGTGTTGAGAATTGGATTGATTTCTTGATAAAACTCTTTCTCGTCCTGTCCGAATACATTTTTTACATAATCTGGCAGGCTCATTTCTTTACATCTACGTTTCATTGCCTGTGGTGTCATAGCGGAGACAGGCGAACCACTTGGCATCAGCAGTCGATCATCCGCCAGAACAGTCCGCTTAGAATCAAGGATTTCTTTTGCGTTCCTGCTATATGCAATGTCCAGGTCTTTTAATTCTTCTATAGCTTCTGCAAATATTGGAAGTCCCAGTGGTGTGCTAATGTCCACATTGTTTGCCTGCGGTGTCCGCAGTACTCCGTACAGAGGTCCGTCCAGCTTCTCGCCGTTTGCCTTGAGTATCGGCGGTGTATCTGCCATGAGGCCAGCCCATTTGGTCTGTTTAAGGTCAATCTTATCTCCGATTGACTGAGGGGATTTTGATACATAGGCTCTATTAGAAACGTAGTACGGATAGGTTGTTATACCATCCACGGTGGTCTCAACAAAACGATGATATTCAAGCCTTGTATAGTATTTCCGTCCAACAACATAAGAATCCTTAAATATAATCCCTTTAATTTCCTGATTGTCGTAATCTACAATCATCACGTCTGCTGGAGTAAATACGTCAAGTCCTTCCCCATTTGGCTTGATAAATACCGTTCCATAAGCACATCCATATTCCACCCAATGGCGAATCTGGAAATATACCTTATCAATCTGCTCCTGTAGCCATGTCGCCCTTGCGGAACCATCAATCTGAATGCCGATCGCCAATGTTGCGAGCCGAGCTGTCTCTGAGCAGACAGATTTAGCAAAATTAATCGTCTTGATATTATTCTTATCATCCAACCATTCCGGCACGCCCCTGTAAATGTTCGCGCACCGATTAATCAGTGATTCCATTTCTGGAAATTCTGCCGCCTGGATATTAAAGTCCTCTTCGGCTTGTTTTTTGAATATCATGTTAAACCACCTTTTTAGTGTTGTTATAAGTCCCATTATGCACTCACGCCCCAGTATTTTATCTCACCCTGCCTACGTGCTTCTGCTGCTTCTTCAAGCGTGTCATGCCTGCCTAGATCAACTTTTTTATTATCTACATAGATTGTTGCTCTATATTTCCCTCTGTCCATGGAAACACCAGTAACACCAGTTGAATTTATTTTTTCCATTCTTTTGTTTCTTGCCTGCTGAGTCCATGTTGCCCATCTGCAATTTTCTGGCGAATAGTCCGAATTTGTGTCTATTCTATCAATACTCAAATTATCAGCATATCCATTTTCTAATGCCCATAGAACAAACGCTTCTGAACTTTTATTCCATTCTTTGCAAACCTTTATTCCTCTTCCGCCATAGTCTTCATAATCTTTATCATTGGGGTTATTGCACCTCTGACGAATTCCCTGCCAGATTTTATATATTCGTCTATATTTTAGACTGTACCCTCTTTTAAGCATTATTCCCTCTTCTCCTCCACAATGATTCTGTTGCGTATCTACAGGCATCGATTAAATGGTTATTCTCATCAGGATATCCGCTTATAACGTTTCCGTCTTTATCTCTTTCGTATTCGTATTCCGAAAACTCTTTATAAGCATTAGGCGTTCTCTTAGGGTCAATAACAATAGTTCTTGTTTGAAGCCATTTCATAGAATATTCCACACTCCCAGGTCCTTTTATTGCGCCCCTTGCCGGGAGCCCAAAATCTCTATAATCATTGATTGATTTAGGTTCAGCAGAATCGCAAGTAATAGTATAATCATCATATTTTCTTTTTAGAATCTCGTCCGCTGATTTCCTATTGCTCCATTTATTTTCGTAAATTTCATCAATGAGATATATCTTTTCAGTGTTATGATTGTAATACAAACGAATAAAAGCATACGGATCAGGGAAAAATCCCCAGTCACACCCCTGAAATATTTTGTCCATGCGACTGATTTCTTCATCTGTAATGTCTCTAATCTCCAGATATTCAAATACGTTTCCGCCATTTCCATTCGCAATTCCCATATACTCATGCTCATAAGCGTTTGGATTGACTTCTTTCAGATGCTCTGCTTCGTCAATGAATGGCTGCCCCAGCCATTTTTTTGGCACGTCCAAGTAAGTTGATGAATGAACTATTCTGTTTTCTTTCGGTTCAAGAACATACTTATTAGCCCAGTTATTCATTGTTTTTGGTGGATTGAAGCTTTTAAATATCCATGCAAGGTTTCCACCACGGATGGCGGACTGTTCAATCTTACGAATCTCCTCAGGCCCCGCGAATTGATCCAACTCCTCAAACCAGAGAATGCCAATATATCCGAACTCAGGGTTAATGGATTTAATTTTGTCAGGGTCATCAGCACCACGGAAGTATATCTTTTGTCCGGTTGCTTTTAATGTAATCTCCATAGGTGATAACTTAGAATCAAATTCTTCTGTGAATTCCTGTTTTCCAATAGCCCATTTGATCTTGTTATACACAGAATCTTTAATTGTATTCCCGACCTTACGGCAAACCACAGCATGAATGTCATGATTGTTCTTCATCAACTCTATTATAGTCATTCCAACAGTGGTTGATTTCGTGGAGCCACGTCCGCCCTTAAATACATACTCCAGATGTTCTTTGTCTCGAATATCTCTAATAGCCCAGTGAAAACAATCAGGAATATTATACAGATCCATGTGATACGGCTTTGCATTTCTAGCAGCTTCCTCTGCTGCTTTCTTTTCTTCCTGCTCTTGCTTAATCTTTAATGTTTTCTCCAGATCATTCATGGACTTTAGCTGGTCTGAGAAGTCCGGAGCAAATCCGAATGAATCAGTCAGTTCGCCCCTTGCAATCATGGAACGGCGTTGCTGGATTTCTGCCAGGGACATGATGTCAGTGCCTTTTTGTTTTTCGATGAGAGACTGTTTTGCAGCTATATAGGAAGAAACCACAAGTTTTTTCAAGTTCTGTTGTCCCATTGAATATGCTGTTTTCTCGCTATACCCAGCTTTCCTTGCGGCATCAGACGCATTTCCGCCATTCTTTATATATTCATCTGCAAACGCTTTCTGTTTAGGCGTCAAGTCCATCTAATCACCTCTGTCTATCCTCATTTTCTGACCGCCTCCCATATTTCTTTAAGGCACATGACCACATCATACTGGGATGCAGCTCGTAATATTTCATAATCGCAATCTTTCCATTCGCCACGTTTTGTTGGTCTAAACACTGGTGTTGATATGATCGTTACTGTAATTAATCGTTCCTGCTCGTGGCTATAGAATTGTGATGTTCCGATTTTTATGATTAATCCGGTGGACAATATAGCTTTTTGAAGTTTTCTTGTAACTGCTTTTAAGTTTGCCATATTATCACCTCATTTCTGGCTATAAAATCCCATAATACTACTTCTGAGTATATTCTATCACAGGTCAGTAGAAAAGTTGTGGTACATGTTTGAGGAATTTTGCACTAAAAAGAGCCGGTAAATACCGACTCTCCAATTTTATTCATTGCTTTGTAATTTTCTGATCGTCTCGCCCTGATCTCCTGGACACCCCATGAAACACTCTGGGCAATGTTCGTAAAACGCGCATCTGATGCAGTCATGTGGACTGATCGAGCTGCAATATTGATGTAGTACTGTGAATGCTGATATGGCGAGCTGTGGCGTTATTTCTGGTGTAAGTTTGTCTGGCACGACTTTTCACTTCCTCCCCAATCTAATTTCTGCCCACAATCAGGACAATAATTCGCATTCGAATAGATCTCTGCTTTTCCGCAGCAAGGACAATCGCCTTTGACTACGGTTGCCACCCCGAAGAAATCCCTTAACTGCTTTTTATATTTAGGCTCCTTCGGAATCTGTTTTTCCAATGCGTCAATCGCAGTCATTCTGACTTCGCAAGTACATTTACCGCCATAGGCTGTGTCATCGTAGCTTAATTCTTTTAATGCTTCTTCTGGTTTCATATTAATCCTCCTAATGAAATTTCTCCTTAATAGAATCATAATCAATGAATACTTGTTTTCTTTTGCCGCATTTCTTGCATTCCAAAATAGCTTCCTCAGTATTTCTCCAATACCAAACCAATTTGTATTTATGCGGTTTGCAAAGACATTTGATTTTGCAGCCATTCTTTCGCCATCTGTTGAATTTGCTGATTATTGCATACAATAGTATGCAAACAGCAAGTCCAACTACGCACATTCCCAGCATCATAAAAAATTCTTTTATCGCTTCAATCATTCTTCTTCATCTCCTCAAGCTTCTTCTCAGCTTCTTCACGGGTAAGGAATACGGTTTTTCCTATCTCTCCCACGAAACGCTCCAACTTAAAACCATCTGCATATCTAAAGACGATATCAGTAGTTCCAAATGCTGGCATATCAAAACGATATACTCTAAGCTCACGGATTGCGCTATTAACAATGCACCATAGTTTTTCTCCAACCTTGCACGGCAACCTCACAAGCAAGCCCTGTTCTTCTAAGTCTTTGTAAGATTTCAGTTCTTCCAACAGTTCTGCAACATCTTTCAGCCAATACAATTCTCCATCTTCGCAGCAAGTCCCATACGTTTTCTGGTGATACGGGCAACCAACCGCTTCCTTCCCACTGATATAATCTCTTAAATCCTCGCCAGTTCCACAGACAATGCGTTTATGTTCATCATCCTCCATATGCATGAAGTTTTCGTGATCCGCATAGCAATCACCCTCGACATCTTGACTAGAAACGCATTTAAGTGCTTTTATCATATCGTCAAGTGTTAATCTCTCCATCTACTTCACCTCTTTCATTTGACTTTCTACAGTATCTGCAAGTAACTTCAAGGACTCAATAAATGGGTCCGTCAATGCTGTTCTGTCTGGGTATTTAGCGAATGTTCTGACAAGGTTTATTGCATCCTTGATTCTTTCTTCATCTTCGATGATTTCGGATACTTCAAGCACTCCTTTATCACCCCAATAAGCAACTGTTCCATTATCCTTAAAAATCAAAATATTTGGCAGTTTGATATTCCTAGACGACAAACTGACTTTATCAGACCATTTATCAAAACCGTGTAACCTTGCAATGTTAAGAATATTTTCATATTCTTCCTGCGTCTTTACGAACACGCTTTTTCCTGTTAAATTAATCATCAGAATCCACTCCTCCTGTAATCTCATCAATACAACCATTCCAGCCTGCTTTTATGCTGTTCCAGTGATCTGTTTGGGCTACTCCGGTCATTTTCTCCGGCAATGGCTTTAACGGACACCAATCAGGTCTAATACTCAAATCTGTAATATCTCTATTGTTTACTCTACAGAACGGGTGAAGCACTCCGCTGCGTAAAACGCATAAAGCACAATATTTTGGCGTATCAATCACTAATACTGATTTACTCATCTTCTCTTACCTCTTTTCTGCAAGAATGCTCCATATTGCGAAGGGCTAATGATAGTGTCTTTTTCTCTTGTAGCCTGGTAATATCCAAGCCTTCCGTTCTTTTTGTTCTCTTCTCTTGTAAACATAGTAGAAATATCTTTACCTTTACTCATTCAACTCCACCACCTTTCACGATTTCATCAATTGTTGTATCCCCTTCTATGCAATATTTTTCAAATAAATAATTCTCTAATTGCTCTGCAACTTTATCTACATCAAAAGCTGTCGGCTGCTCGTCAATAACTGCACCTACTGCAAAATCCATATCCGAACCTCCAAGAGAATCAATTATTTTGTCTGCATCAATCAGTCTGCTCATTCAATCGCAACCCCCTTTCTCATTAAAATCCAAATCAACTCTGATCACATCCGTTTCTATTGCCGAAAGGCAGCTTATTTCTAAATCGTAAAATGGTTTCAGCAGCTTTGAACCGGCATTGAATGTATCGTAATCCTCCCAGCTTCTTCCAGGGTGACATATCTGAATTTTTATATCGCTTTCAGGATCGTCGTCAATTGCTGCTATTAGATCAATTAACTTCATCTTCTATCCTCCCGTTCATACATGTTTGCGTTTTTGCTTTTCCATTCAGCAAACGTCTCTATTTTCGCACCTAATGGTCGTTTAGAAATTACATAACGTCTCCAATATTCTTTCCAGATTTCTTCCGGCCCAAGAGCATTAAATCTTATACAATCAAGTTTCGCACTATTTTCCGTACAATATTCCAACGGCGGCAGTAGGGGTAATTGATAGCCCACTTCGTAAATTGCAAATCCGTATCTTCCAGGAGCAGTATAGTATCGAAGCAATCCATTTTTTAAAAGATATTCCTTCGGATAAATAGACTTGATTTCACTCATCTCCTTCCCACACTCCCAACAATCTCATTCTCTCATACAGTACAGCGACGGTCTTGCGTCTGTAGCCGTAAAAGTCTTTCGGGTTCATCGGGATATATCTTTCTCTGCTGATTTTCCTGTAACTTTTCCGGTGCAGGATATTCTCAATAACCATATCCGCTATCACCGTGTTTTTCGGACAAGCTGACAAGGCAGCACTGGCAAGCAGGCTTCCGTACTCTGCCGGAAAGTCTTTCAGCATCGTATTCAGTTTTTCTATGTCCTCTGCCGGAATACCGTAGTCTTTCAGCTTTTTATTCCTTGTCAGCATACCGTTCTCCTTTCTAATCGTCTGGGTGGTGTTTGTCGTACATGATCGCTACACATACAAGGCCAGCCACTCCGACTATGATTCCAAGGGCGAATCCTAATAAGAATGTAATCATGACTCATCCTCCTCAACATAATCTTCGCAATCTTCTGCATATTCGTAGCTATCCATCATATCACACCGGTTATCGCAACCGTCTTGTTTCTCACAGCAGATACAACATTGCGTTTCACCGTCTGGACACTCTAATTTGCAATATCCCATTTAGTCCTCCTTGTATGGTTCTGGTAGTGGCATCCATGCAATAACTTCACCGCCTATACATTCTCCATTCCATTCGCCATAGCCATCAATGAATGCTGTCTTTAACCACCTTCCGTACATTCCCATAAAACCACTATATTTAACAGTTGTAATTACATCTTTATTTTTCTCCGGCAATCTCTCACTGACTGGAATCCAACCATTTTCTTTCTCGTCCTGTTCTAGATCATCCTTAATCTGTTCTATCATTTCCAGAACATCACTTGCTAAAACCATCTGGTGGTCATCCACAAGTTTCTTCATGAAATCATGATAATCCGATAATCTGTCTTTGATATGGCTCATGCTTCCACCTCACTATCCTCTGGCATCTGAAACAGGATTGATTTTCTTATCTCATTTCCATAGCCTTTTAATACAGCAATTCCATGCGCCACACTTTCTTTTGTATCATAGCTTCCTGTGTATGCTGATCCTGCCAGCCCATTGCCAACAATTTCACCAGATTTGTATTCCGTGTATGCTTCCTGAATCATATCCAGTACTTTCATGGCTTTTGCTTTGGTGGAATATTCTCCGAGCAGATAAGTACATCCGGTAGTGTATGATGTTATAGTTGTTTTTACAGATCCTTTCGTAATTTCAATTCCTGCCAAAGTATTAAGATTAATCAATATTTCGCTATCCTGACTTCTGATTAACATTTTGCGTCCTCCTTGTAATTCTCAATCGCAGCTATTTTATTTTCGTACATAGCAATTATGTTTTTAAATCTGCGAATATCATTATTGTATTTTTCCAAGAATGTTTCTTTTGCGAACTGATAATTAGGTTTTTCCAACACAATGTATGGTGTTGGAGAACCAGAAATTTTTCCAATATCTTCTTTTTTCACATATCCAATGTAAAGTCTTTCTGGAAACTGTGTTACTGCTCTGTACGTCTTTGGTTTCTCAATTACCTCACATTCCTCAACTCTGACTTTAAAAACAGCGTCTCCAAATGTTCTAGTTTCCGGATTGAATTCTCTGTCACTGTCTAAAATGTAGAAATATAATTTCATTTTGTGTCCTCCTTATCACTTGCTCTTCGATTCCACTGCTCTACGGCTTCTTCCTCTGTTTTTCTCCAACGTTCCACCATTCCGTCACTGAATTTGATCTCGCTCATTATTTACCCTCCTTTTTCAACATCGGAAACAACCATCCGGTCTTTTCATTCGATGCAATCCAATCGAATTTTAGCTCTGATAATTGATACTCTTTATTGCATCTTTCACAGGTGAATCCTTTCACTTTACTGTATTGCCCTATAATTCCACCGCATCCACATCTACAGTGCTTATAATCCATTTCCATCCTCACTTTCCCCATGTAAGCAACTGGCACGCTATTGTGCAGTCCTCCATGATTTTATACTCCCATCTTCTTAACCAGATTCTTATTCATCTCATCAAACCTTACATCTGTGTTCTCTTCAATGTCCTGTATCATACTCAGAACGCTCATTTCTCCCCTGTTTGCCATTTTAACGTACTCGTTGGCAGTCTGCATGACTGTGAGCAAGCGTTTTGTAGAAAAGCCATATAAGCGTCTCAGGGCCATCATCGTTGTAACGACGTTAATCGTATCAGCCCAATCTCCTCCATCGTTGAATCCGTTTTCGTAAGCTTCTTTCTCCATACTTTTAATCTGACTATGGCAGTTAATCATTGCTCGCCCAAATGCCTGTGCTGCCTGATTGGGCTGAGCTAGAGGAAGTCTCTGCTTTCGTGGCTTTGCTTTAAGTTTACTGCTCACGCTTCACACACCTCCTAATTTGCCTTGTAACGGCCTCAAACTGCTTAAGCAATGAATTGTCGTCATTTCGGTTTAAAGTCCTGTCATAAGCCGGAGAGACGTCCCACAAGTCATTTACGAGGACGCCATGTGCCACACTGTTGAGTAGTGCACTCCGATGTGCTCCCGTGATGCTTATGATCTCATCAAGAGTAAACTCTCCAATGTACTCAGCACCTTTGAACAGCTCATACAGTTTCATGCTTCTTCCTCCTTGTCACGAACTCATATCCTGTCAGCCGGAATGCTCTCGGTGTCTTCGGGTGATCCGTTTCAATCAGTCCATCTGTCCGCAGCATATCCATGTGGCGAAGTACCGTGGCATTTGACACGCCAACCCCGTCAGCAATCTCTTTGTAAGACGGTGCGTACCGATGTTCTTTGATATACCGGCAGATGTACAGATATATGTCTTTGTGGATCTGCTGACCTTCTTTATATTTCTGTTTGTACATTCTTCTCACGCTCCTCTTTCATCTTCTGCGATCTTTTAAACATTTTTTCGAGATAGTCCGCATAAGCCAATAGCATATGGTCCACAAATCCGTTTTTTCGATATTTTTCTGACATAATATGAATCTGCTCTGTCACCTGCTGCCAGTATTCATCGCTTTCTTCTATTCCGGCAGTCTGGAGGACCAGTGCCGGAAAGTCAATCTGTAAAAACTTTATGGTGTTCGGTATCTGCTCGTGCGTAACTCTCATATTTATACACCTTCTTCTACCTCAAAACTCTGTTCAAGAAGCCGCTCGTTATCCTTGCTAAACGCCTTGATATAGCTTTGCTTTATTGGTCTGATAAAATGTATGCCGTCTGCTGATTTCGCACGTGAAACAGCCACATAAAACTGTCCAGGATCCCAGCAGCAAGGATCAATGTTGATTTTCTCAAATGTCTGTCCCTGTGATTTATGAATACTGATCGCCCATGCAAGTTTTACGGGAAACTGAGAGAATGATCCAACTTTCTTACGGACAATCTTTTCTTTTACGATTTTCTGACCGTCTTTTTCCTGTTCAGATTCCTCAATAACCTGTTTTTCAATGTCTTTACTATATCTGTACAAGTTAACTGTTTTACCCTTATCAGTCTTGATAACCAGATAAGATTCTTCAAATTCTCTGTTGTCCACAATTTTCTGGATAATGCCGATTGTTCCATTTACGTAATTTCCAGACAGATCATTGACTGTAATCATCACTTTTGCGCCAACATTAAGTATTAAATCCTCTCTGGCAAATGCAATGTTCTTGATATCGGCAGATGTCAGATCTCCGTCAACTGCTGCATGAAACACTTTTTCGGTCTTTTTATCTAGTTTTCCAAGGAAAGTATTATTAATCCGATCAGCTTCAGCATTTGTTCCGACCAGAAATGGTGCTTCTGGTATAACCTTGTCTGATTCATTATTCTCCAGATATGCAATGGATTTTCTAATATTGTTGCCATATTTAATATCATTCAGCACATACTTAAATCCCTCATCATTCTGCCTGCATACCTCATCAAGTTTAATATATTCAAACCCCATTTCTTTCCAGTATTCAGACATGAAAGCATATCCGTGTTCGTACTTTCCGCCTTTTCCATAATTAGATCCATACATCCGGCAGAGGATTTTACGATCATCTGTCGTGATAACTGGTGGAAGCTGGTAGAAATCCCCGATTACGATTAGCTGAATATCTTCTTTATCCTCTCCGTTCAAAAGTCTGTCAACGGCTCTCTCTTCATTCTCCGTGATGATTGTCTTTGCAATCATATTAAACAGGTCGAACCGGCACATACTGATCTCGTCAATAATAAGGATATCTGCTTCCTTCAGCAGTTCAGATCTGGATTTCACTTTTTTCTTATAATCCTCAAACTTAATTGAGATATTTAACGCACGATGCACGGTGGTCGCTCCATACCCGATATTATCCGCAGCTATTCCAGTAGTGGCAGATACCAGAATGCTTTTACCAGCTTTTTCCGCCTCATCGATGAACGTTTGGATAACCGTCGTTTTACCTGTTCCTGCATCTCCTGTCAGAAAAACGTTACTGCCAGACAGCATCGTGTCTAACGCATATCTTTGCTTTTTATTGAGATCATCTTTTTTCATTTTGTAACCACTCCTTGTAAAAATTATGTCAACTAAATATTTTTGTAATATTCAATTAATTTTGCTATAATAAATCTAATTATATATACTTTTTAATTTTGTAACCAACGTGTAACCGACTTTTTCGACCTATTGGTTACGCCAAAAACCCTTATTTTATGCAGGTTTCAGAGGTATGTAACCGTGTAACCAATGTAACCAAGGTTTTCATATAGGAGAACCACTAGAGTATATGTTTTTTATACACTCTCAAACTTTCTCCTATAGGACGTTTTTTTTCGTGTTACAACGGTTACATGGTTACAAAATTATGAAAACGGAACATTTGTTTCGGCATTAGTTGGCAGAAAACCAGTTTCAATAACCTCATTTTCCTGCTCATTTTCGAGACTTTTTATATCAACAATCTTTACTGCAATAAGCCTCATTACACTTCCACCGTCCCTTTTTAGTACTGTATCTCTCTTTCCTGTATGCTTAATTAGTTCTCGATTAATCGCCCAAGCTGAAAAGGCTTTTCTGGAGAATCCATTGTTTTTCAAAAGGTTTTCAAGAGGTTTCGGATAAAAATATACATATACATCTCCATACTCATCTGGCGTTTCCTTGAATCCCCATTGATCGCAACTGAATTGAGCATCAAAGTGCTGCCCGTATACGGAAAGACTTTCAAGAATGAATTCATAACACCTCTGTCCTTCAGATACGTCTTTTTTACGTGTAGGTATGTCCACAACGTCCTCGACCGTCAGCTCACGTCCATCCTTGAATATGAAATCTGTAGCTAATTTGTCAGCCAGCAGAAGTGTAGATATAGCCATGACCTGTTTTGCCGGAAAGTCATATCCGTCAAAGCCTTTCTCAATTTCGGCTTTCATTTCTTTCAGATCGTCCGATGTGAACTGCTTGAGATTCCCGACAAACACTCTTCCAGCAAAACCATAGTTCTTCACGACAATGCCGTTAATCTCTGCCGGATTCTCATAAATATCCTCGCAACACTCAATCTCAATAATTCTGTTGATAGCTCCGCCGGAGTCTGCAAATTCCGAAATAGGGTTCTCACCGTTGCAAATAGTCACATTACTCCATGTATTTTCCTTAGCTGCTCCGAGGTCCTTATTTGACCTTCCTTTCCCTTTGCCGGAACAGAGATTATAGATCAATGTTTCGTAGTTGTCCCGAATATACTGAGAAGCGTTCTTCGAGTCATCGAGGATCATTGGAAAATTATTAAGCATATCTGCTCTAGTCTCTAATGATGTATCTGTTGATCGAAAGTTTCCAACGTAAGCTCCCGGCGCAGGATTTCCCCAAACTGATGCCGCTATATTGATCGTTACTGTCTTTCCACCACCTGTCTGTCCGTAGAAATCTACGATGAACGGTAATACATCAAGCGGCTGTACAAGCACACTTGCAAAAGATGCCGCCAGTGCTATTCGTGGCTCTAATCGTCCGCACGACCGCAGCTGTTTAGCTAGAGTTACCCATTTGAAGTAATCTCCATTTTCCTGTATGCTTTGGAATAGTGTTTTAAAGCGGTATTCGCCATCAAAAACAATTGAAAGGTCGTAAGGCACAAATACATTGCCATGCCACCCTAACTTGCTTGTAGAGTGCTGTATGTCGATCATATCGGCATTGTACATTTCAACATCCGCCAGATACTTTACGAGAAGCCTTGCATTCTCTGAGTTGACCTGCACCCCGAACCTTGCAAGATTAGTTATTGCTCTGGAAGTCACAATGTCAATTTTTGGAACAGTTATTTCTGTCCAGTAGCCATCTCTCTTAAATGCTACAGTGATCTGTTCTTCTCCTGTCTCGATGTTTTTTAGCCGACGTATCGGCATGATCGGGTGGTGACATACAAGTTCTCTTGCCTTAGATGTTTCAGAGGAAAATATTCCGTTCTCTGTAGCTATCCAGCTGCCACAAGCCATGTTAGGATATTCCTTATCAACAGAATCAGGATAGAAATTTGTGATGTTTTCAACCAACTGCATAGAACGATTTGCTTTTTCTTCTTTTTCCTTTTCCTGCTCTGCTTTCTGAAATTCCTTTATGAACTCTTCTGCTATATGTTTCGCTTTCACACTTTTTGCCCGGTCCATCAGTTTAAATTTGATTTCGGAACGATCGATTTTACTTTTTATCGCAAAAAGTTCTTCATACAGTTGCTTTTCCATAAAGTCTTGTGCTTGTAAATTTCCAATATTTTCAAGAATTTTCCTCACCTCCTGACTTAACAGACAGCAATTCATGTCTGCTTTTTTCTTTCTCGAGATTGAATTGGCACATATACCACTCTTCTGAATCAGGAGGGAACGTTTTTAGTGCTGTTTCGTACATAAGTATGTTCTTTTCTACCTGCTCAAGCTCGTTTGGGACCTGATCAGGATTGCATTTTTTTGATTTAATATCTCGCATTTCATGTCTGATCTGGTTACGACTTTTACCTTTTTTTGAAATATAAGTACCGCCCAGCTCGATAAATGCAGTACTAAAAGGGACGGATTCGTATTGCATCACGAAATCAAACACATCGCCACCGGTTCCGCAGCCGAAGCAGTAAAAGGAATCATCGTAGATTTTGCAGGATGCTGATTTTTCCTTGTGAAAAGGACAACATATAAATCCTGCTCTATTCGGCTTTAGTCCGTACCTGGAAAGGATCTCCGACATTTTCACTGACTGTTTAATTTCTTCTTTCGTCATGTCAGCAACTTCACGATTCTCTTACCAGTTTCTTCTTTTGTACAGAATTCAAATCGAACTCCGTATCTATCCCTGATTGTGCAGAGAGATTTATATAACTGGCAGCCATCAACAGCCTTGTCAGAAATTACAGTCTTTACCTTTTTGCCGTTTACCGTCCTCCAGATAACTTTATGTTTTCGGGGATTCTCCCAGAAATATACATCGCCAACTGATTTAATATCTGGTCCATGCTCACATAGGATAATTAACTGTATGCCTGCTTCACGTGCCCTAATCAGCTCCGCTTTGAACCTTTCGTGCTGCTGGCAGACATTTCCACATAACTCCTGTAAATCCTTTTTACGATCAATACAGAACTTTGCATTGTCTAATGATTGATAATCACCACAATACAATTTCGAGCGAAAATACTGCACTCCAATGTTATCAAACTGACTCTGAATCCGTTCCCATTCTGATTTATGTTCCCTTGTGTCCACTTGTATAACCATTAAAAACACATCCTTTTAATTGAACGGAAGTTCTTCCTGTACGCTGTCTGGAATACTCATAAAGTCCGTACCTACCGGATTCGCTCCCATGATAGCTTCTTCTTTCAGATGATCGTCATAGGCTCTCGTGGCGCGCTCTTCTGGGATATCTACATCCTTAATTCCTTCAATACTGCGGAACCATGCAAGCTTGTGACGTTTCACTTCTTTATTGTCGTACCAGTCTCTCTCCAGACGGAAGATGCCGCCGATCAGTTTTCCCTTAAACTGCTGCCCGAAATTATCGCCCCACTTAACGGCAAATCCCGGATTTGACTTTTCTACGCATGTGATAAATGTTTTAAGGTTACGGACGCCATAATCTACACTCTCGTCAATGACCATATAGTTAGTGCCGGCGTTCGGATATTTCTTGTCTGGACGAATGTCATTTTCAAACTGCTTCATAAAATAACCCGCCTGTTCGTCTCCTTCTGCGAAATCAAACAAGATAACAAGCATATCAAGTCCACCCTGGGATTTTTTCTCTGATACCTGCTTAATTACCATCTTATGACCACCAAGCTTAATTGGTTCAAATTCTCCTGCTGCCTGTGTAGTATCGTAATTATTTGGTTTCTGCATTGCCTGTTCCTCCTAATTCATAATAATCTCTGATAACCTTGTCAACTTCTGCAAGGTCGTTATCAATAGTCAACGTGTCAAACATCCCGATCGGGGACTTGCTTACTGCTCCCTGACTGGACTGGGTGACAAATAAGTGTTTCCCGCTCTCTTCGATGCAGCGAAGAACGATGGTAAACATGCCCTCGATGCAAACTTTTTCGTCCAGAAGCTTACCAATTGTCTTAGGTTTTACTTCCCCGGAATCGTCTTTTTCTTCATGCATCATGAGGTAAACAATTTTATTCTGCGGTACTTTTGTTACAATGAACTGGATAAGATTCCAGAAATAGTCTCCGATATCATTGTACAGAGCGAACACTGCATTGCCTTTTCCAGCAGAAGCGTGTCCCTTCATGAAATGATTCGTAATAAGATAACCTGCATCATCAATTACGATTGACTCCGCTTTTGATGCGATCAGGCACTTCATTACCTGCTGGTAATCATCTGTAAACCATCCGTCAATCTTGCCTTTAAACGGAAGTGGCTTATTTAATACTCTAATAAGGTTCCAGTGTTCATTCTGGCAGTTTCTAAGACTGGTACTCTTGCCGGAACCAGATTTTCCAATAATTAATACTGGTGTTGCCATTGCTATTCCTCCTTGTCATAAACCACATGTTTGCTTCCCTCAACGATCAACAAACTTGCAATATCTTTCATTGATAAGGTTGATTCGTTATAGATTTCAACCAGTGCGTTGTATGCAACTGTTGATACTTTCACGACCGGGTTATCCTTATCAGTTGCAGGCTGCTTCTTTCTTGCCGGAATACGGATTTCAAATTCACTCACCGATATTTTCCTCCTTATACGATTTTTGAGCCGTTAAAAGCCCATTTAGAACCTGTACATAGCTTGCAAGCGTTCTTGCCTTGTACGAACTTTCAATGTAGTTATCAGCTACAATGGAAAGCTGCTCGTCTATCAGACCAAGGATTTCGTCAATTCTCTCCTGCATCTTTTCTCACCTCGCTAAAGAAACAGTAAACATTGTCAGAACCATCTCCCCGTGCCGGATTCTGCTCGCCATTTGGAAAGATTCCACCAGCGCAATGATACTCAAGATGATTCAGATACATGTCCGGGTTCTCCCAGTCAAGAATGTACGCTTTCCGCCTGTTCAGCTCCTCCAGAAGCTCGTTCGCCGTTGTTATCAGTTCCATTGTCGGCAGGAGCTTCAATTCCATTTGATTTAGCATTTAACGGGCACCTCCCATCTATTAAGAGCCTAAGAAGATGTTCTTTTGCAAGCTTGCACTGCTCAGCTGACTTCTCTTCAAGCACTTCGCTGTCAGTATATATAGTGTAATTAGCGTCCGGTTTCTTTTCTGGCTCCCATTTTGAGTTCATGACATCAATGTCACAAAAATGAACATGTGCGCCGATACGGAACGAAACGTAAAAATCTGTTTCATTCATTACTCTCCACGCCAGCTCAAAAAGCTCTTTGATTTCTTTCTCAAACATTTCCATTCTCCTTTCTCTCTGGTGTATCAATATCCCAGAGAATTCCATATACGATCATCGTGGTCATTGCCGCCGCAAAAAGCTGTCTGCCCGGTCCGCCCCATTGCCAAAATGGAAGGAACGTGGAAAAGCTCCCTATCAATACGGCACAGATGATGTTTTTCAGATTATTCACTGATACCTCCTATAATCCATGCAAGGTTGCTCGCCACCAGTGCAGCGGCTGTCACAACCCACGCCGTGAACCACTTTCTTGATTTCTTCTTACTTTCTTCGACAATTTCAGTCGCAAGTGCTACTTCGATGTCAGTCCATGTTGGCTGATTTTCGTTTCTAATTTCACTCATATCGTGCTAATTTCTCCTTATTTGTCTTTACAATTAGCAGATAGAGGCTTATAATTAACCTGTATCTACTAAATCGTGCTTAGTAGATGCAAGCTCCGGGGTGGAGGTTTCAGCTCCCTCCGGGGCACCTACTTATTAAGAGCAGCCTTGCCTTTCCAGACGTGTCCGGTCACTTCATAGACTTTCCTAGGGCTTATGATGTATGTGATCCTGCCACCGGAAAGACTTTTTGCTGGCTTGTTATTCTGGATAGCAGTCCCGATCGGCAGCCATCCGTATACAATTCCTGCTCGAATTGATGTTGCAGGAAGTCCGATCAGCTTGCTTGCATCAGATACGCTCATACTCTCTGATGAGAACTCTGGCATCTGTGGAATGCCGGAAATGATTCTCGCGACTTCTTCGGCAAATTGATGGACTTCTGCGCTTTCTTTGATGTAAGTATCAACTTCGCTCATTTCATGCTCCTTTCTTACTTTCTTTCTGGTCAGAATCATCTGGCTTATTCTCAGAAAAACTTTCCGTCTTACCAAGAATGTATCCCTTGTCAAACTCTGACATATTAGGAATCGCTTCTTTCAGCTTTTCAATGATTCTTTTTTCTTTTTCAGACATATACTCACCTCTTTTCTTGTGATATACTCCCTGTATATGGGAGGTGATTAAAATAAATCAAATTGTTTCAATTTTAAAATCGGCTAAAGAAATCATTACGTTTGAAAATGTTTCCTTTATGCTTGGGTTAATAGGGTCTGCTGGAACTGCATGGAACTTATTCCAATCTCGAAAAAAGATAGAGTTTATTCCTATTGGTTTCAAGTTGAAAGATAATAATGAACTGATTGTTCATTTTGAAATCATCAATCATTCCAGAGTTGCCATATCAATCGTAAATATTTCTTACGTGTATAGCGGAACCCATTATTCATGTTTAAAAGGGCGTGCTATTGGCGAATCAATTTATCACGAAAGAATGCAACTAAAGAACCTAACAGACTTCTATACACAACCTTTTCCGCTACAATTGGTTGGACTTGGCGGTACTTCGGAATATATTCGATTTGAACTTCCGAAAGAAATTCATCCAGATTTCTCCAAACCTCAGACTTTTCAAGTGTCTGCCAATCGTGGAAGGGCAACTGAAATGAAACTTCTGCTAACTGATCCGGATTCATCCAGTTTACATAAATTTCATATTCGGACTTCAATTCGTTCTCTCTTTCAAAAGTGGTTTCCAAACAACTACCATTGAAAGTTTGAGATATCACTTTTCCACTTCCGAGCGGACTATATTTCATGTTCTCACCTCCATCTGCCCTGCCATCGTCAGCACCGGTGGGGCGGTTCCGGTGGACGGTCATTTCTGACTTTTCTTTTATTGTTTTCATCTGTCAAATTTTCGTGATATACTTCTTTCTGAAAGAAGGTGATTAAATGATAACCGGGAAACAATATCGGTTAATGAAGTCCGTTCTTAAAAATAACGGAACCACTGCACAAGATACCGAGAATCACGAAATGTATAGATACTTAGCATCTAAAGGATTCTTGCACAAGCAACCTGTGCGTGGATATGAAGGCTACGTGATCACTCAAGACGGTGAAATTGAAATGAAAATATATAGAGAAGATACTTACCGTTTTAAAGTGACTACCGCAATCTCATTCATTGCTCTTATCACAAGTATCGTTTCCACAATTTTGAAATTCTGTATCAAGTAGATCGTCTGCAAGATGTCCAAGCGGTATTCTCTCACCGGGTTCCAGATGGATAGGATTCGGAAGCTCTAATCCATTTGTTTTCCCGGTAAGGGCTGCCACTTTCAACTGATTTACCTGTCTCTGTAAATCCCTTACATAATCAAATAGATACTGAATATCTGTTTTACTCAACCGTTTTCGCCTCCTTGCTAGTTAAGAACTTTGTAGATGGTTTTAATCTGTCTGTTTACTTTCTGGAATCTTCGGTTCAAGGAACCTATCTGCTTTATCAGGATTCTTGTATTTTGCGATTGTTTCTCCGACCCCAAGAAAATATCCCTTGTCAAATTCTGACATATTGGGAACTGCCTTGGTTATTGATTCGAGAATCTTTTTTTCTTTCTCAGACAATGTATTCACTCCTTTCTTACACGTTTTGATTCTTCAAAAGCAACTAAGTCACTTTCTAGCACTCTGTAACCAGAGCCGTTCAGATTGATTGCCGGAAGCTGTTTATTCCGTATCCATCTCCACACGGTAGGAACTTTCACACTATATCTCTGAGCGATTTCTTCGCAAGTGTAAAGACGTTCCAAAAAATCACCTCCTACTTATTTTTAGTTGCGTTTACCACTTATTTGTGTTATCCTAGTTAATGCCTATTGGCAAAGGAAAGGAGTGGTTATCATGACCCAACTTTTGAATTTGCCTGTTCCCTTTGCTCTTAATCCGTCCGTACTGATACCTCGACAGTCAAAACAGGTCAAAGACGGCTCTGATTGTTTTGTCAGCGATTAGGCATGTTGCAGAACCAAGACTGCGAAAGTGACAAGGTGCTTCAAGAAGCATTCGGCGCTATCGGATGTGGCTTCGGCCTGCAAAGTACATAGGGTAAACAAATTTGGAAAAGGACTGTTCAGAATAGCGCTCTGAGCAGTTTCTTTTTATCTAATAAAAGTGTCGGTTCTATCAGATCGTGGTAAACGCTCAAGGCTTTGTGTTACCTTGTGTTATTATAATATCTCACACAGATAGATTTGTCAAGCGTAAATCTCACAAAAAATTTGACAGAGTTAGATTTTTGTGCTACTATATACTTGCAGTTAAGAATAGGAGGTGAAAAGAGTGAATACTAGGATTCAACAAATAAGAAAGACTGCGAAGATGACTCAGGATGAGTTTGCCGAGAAAATCGGGATATCTAAGAACTTTGTTTGGATGATAGAAAAGGGAGAAAGAGTTCCATCAGATCGAACTGTCAAGGATATCTGTAGGGAATTCAAAGTCAACTACGAATGGCTGACTAAGGGAACAGGTGATATGTTCATCCAGAATAAGAGAAAATCCGAAATTGCGGATTTCGTTGGTTCTGTCTTGAATGGCGAAGCAGACAGCTTCAAGGTGCGATTGGTAGAAATACTTGCTAATCTAAATGAATCAGAATGGGAAACACTTCAGAAACTTGCGAACGCTTTAGCGGACAAGGAAGAGGAATAAAAAGATAGGGACAGGATGTAACTCCTGCCCCTTTTCTTTATTTCAGTCCCAGAAATGATATTATAAATCTAAATATTGTATACAATTGGTCATGATCTGCTTTTTCTATCATTTCAATAATCTCTTTCTTATAATCCATAAATAACCCTCCCTATTGCAATTACCACCTACATTACAGTATATGTGCGTTTTGTGGGAAATATAACCGAACATTCGTTCATTTTTTGCTATTATATCACTAATGTTCGCCCTTGGAAACTGCCAGATATACACCGATATGTTTATGAGCGCATAGAAATTATTCGTAACATCAAAGATATAGTCTTTTCTGTTTAGTGGCAGGGCGAATAAAAACGGCGGCATGGTCTGCTTTATTTCATGGGCGCTATTCTTATGTAGGGTAGAAGATCTGTACGCATTTTGGACAGAATACACTTCTGACTCTTCGCGGATATAATCGTCTACGCACATTGGTAAACAAACAATGTAATTAAGCAAAAGCACAGTTCCTATTATAATTAGTATATTTTTAATTATTTTCATTTCACAAATCACCTACAAATGTCTATTTACAACTAAATTTAACGATGCTATAATAAAAATAACATATTTAAACACTTTTTTTTTGCAAATGGCGAAAACAACGCCCATAAGGGAATGATTTAAATGAAAATTGCGATTTGTGACGATGATAATTTACGAATTGAGATTTTCAAAAATAGCATTGACCGATATCTAAAAGAGCATGGTGATGGCGGATATACATTAACCACCTACACCAGCGGAAAGCCTTTGATCGACGATGTTTCAGATGGTGAATGGTATGACATAATAATTCTTGATGTCTCCATTAACGGAGAAAATGGCATAGAGATTGCCAAAAGATTAAGAAAAATCGGATACTATGGAAATATCACTTTTTGGACAGAACGCAAAGAATATGTATTTGATGCACTTGATGTGCTACCGGTGCATTACATCATTAAAGGCTCCGAGCATGGAAGAATGTATTCAGTTGTTGAGCAGACTCTTGAAAATATCCGTGAAAGAACGCTTACCATCAAGAACAAGGACTACTTTCACAGAGCTGAATTCCGGCATATTGAATACATCGAAAGCCAGAACAAATACATAATGATCCATTGCACGTGCGGAATATCACACAAGGAACGAGGAAAGCTCAATGATATCGAAAAGAGTCTTGACGGAAGATTTTTGCGCTGCCACCAGAGCTATATAGTTAATATGGACGAGGTAAGCGAAGTAAGCCATTTTTTTACGATGGTATCTGGCGCGATCGTCCCGATCAGGCAAAGAGAACTTGCAAAAATAAGAGAAAAATATGAAAACTACGCCATTGGAGGGAGATAAAGCATGAGCGAAAAAAAAACCAAGAAGTGCAAACATTGCAAGATGGACATTCCAAAAGATGCAAAAATATGTCCACATTGTAGAAAGAAACAAAAAAGCGGAATATTAAAATGGGTTGTATTAATACTTATCATAGGAGTGGTTATCGGTGCTGTCGCAGGCGAAAGTGATTCGGGATCAGATAAAAACACAGCAGCCACTAATTCTACAGAAAAGAAAGAAACTGCTACTAAACCAAAAGAAGAAGCTGCGCCGATCGAGTACACTGCTGTTTCTGTTAATGATATGATGTCCGATCTTGACAGCAACGCCATGGGTGCATCTGATAAATACAAAGGTAAATATCTTGAGATCACCGGAAAGCTCAGTAACATTGATGCGGCTGGAAAATATATTGATCTCATGGCCGATGGAGATTTTGAGATTATTGGAGTTCAGTGTTACATCAAGAACGACGACCAGAAAGCTCAAATAGCATCCATGTCAAAGGGTGACACCATTACTTTAAAAGGAAAATGTACAGATGTCGGAGAAGTGCTGGGATATTCTCTTGATATTGACGAGATAGAGTAGATAACACGGCTCCTGCTTAACGGCAGGGGCTGTTTTTATACAAGGAGGAAATTATGGCAAAAAGAAAGAAATACCCGAAGCTGCCGAATAGCTTTGGCTCTATCCGCTATCTCGGCAAGGGTCGAAGAAACTGCTATGCAGTGCACCCACCGGCAGCACTGGACGCAACAGGGAAAGCAGTTCGACCGCCTGCGATCTGCTACGTTGACGACTATCTGAAAGGGTTCGCTGTCCTGACAGCTTACAAAGCCGGGACGTACAAGCCGGGTATGGAAAAAGAGCTTGAGATTGCCCCTACAACGGACACAGACGCCCTTATAGGCCGCATATTGGCCGACTACAATACAATTAAGGGCACAGAGGAAAAGCACCCGGAAACGCACAAATTGACGTTCTCAGAAGTATATGAAAAATTCATATCATGGAAGTTTCCGGAAGACACTAATCTGTCGAAGTCTTCAAAGAACGCATATCACTGCGGGTATCTTAACAGCAAGCCTTTGCATAATCGTGCATTTGAAGACTTGAAAGCACCGGACCTGCAAAAGGTTATTGATGACTGCCCGCTCAAAACGCAGAGTTTAAACACGATTCTGATGCTTTTTAAGCAGATGTATAAATTCGCAATCTACTCAGAGATAGTCACGGAAAACAAGGCGCTGTATGTTTCTGTCAAAACAAAAGATGACGTCGAGCACGGGACACCGTTTTCTGATTTGGAGCTTCGGGTCCTCTGGCAGAACGCCGACGATCCAGAAGTACAGCTCATTCTGATCATGTGCTACTCCGGCTGGAGAATCGGCGAAGTTCTGAAGCTTACGACTAATCTCGAAGAAAAATACTTTCAAGGCGGCATTAAGACCGCAGCCGGAAAAGACAGAATTGTTCCAATCCACTCGGCCATATACGAGTTTGCGAAGAACAAAGTCCTGACGCAAAACGGCAAGCTCTGTATCTATTCCCAGACGCAACACCGAAACGCCCTGTTCTACCCTACACTAGAACGATTAGGGATAATCGGCAACCCGAAGCACACGCCGCACGATTGCCGGCACACCTTTTCTACCCTGTGCGAAAAATACGGCGTCCGGGAGAACGACCGGAAGAGGATGCTGGGTCATTCGTTTGGGAACGATGTCACGAATGCTGTGTATGGTCACAGAACCCTAGAAGAACTCCGGACGGAGATTGAAAAGATAAAAGTCCCGTTTGTGACTAACTGTGACTAACCGTTCCTATTTTTATCGTTTTTAAAATGTCTTAATCACTCTAACGAAAGTCTGCAAAGCCTTGATTTTACTGGCTTTTCCGCATTTTACAAGGGATTTCGCAAAAACATTTTCTTTAATCTAATTTTAATGAAAATCTCCAAGAATCCTTTGTTTATGCGGCTTTTCAGTCTTTATTTGTGACTAATTTGTGACTAACCGTGTAAATCTATATCTGTTCACAACATCGTAATTTGACGTAAAAAAAGAGAGTCGGGTTTTTATGCCCAACTCTTTTCCCGACTGTCCACTCGTGCCGCTGCTAACAGCCCCCGAATTGGGACATACAGCTCTTTCGTTCATGCACGGTGGAATCAGTCTGCACTATCAACTTGTGCTAGCCACACAAGAAACTTTACATCATAAGTTCAACCCCTGTGCGGCTGTTAACAATATAACTTATTCTAAAGAAAAAATCAATCAGAACATAAATTTGGTTAAAAGAAAAAACCCCAAGGATTAACTCCAAGGGGCTTAAGTCTTATACCTTTTTGATATATTTTGCGGAAACGAATCCAAAGTACTTTCCAGCAATGCGGATGTAATACCAAGAGTTACCGTCACTTGCTTTCTGGGTGAAGTTCATAATATCAACCTTGTTTCCTTTATTCAATGTCGGATATTTTTTAATGTTCGGGTATTCTGCTCCAGCCCATGTGCGGACGTTCAGGCTGGAAGCTGTAACCTGTCCAGTGTACAACCTCTGATTCTTGTCTTGCTTTTTAGCGATTGTTGTTGCAGTTGCAGCCACATTTTTTGCCCCATCAACAGCAAGGTACTTCGTAGCAACCCAGCCGATTCCGATTCCAGCGACCTTGATCTTAGTCCACGCACCGGATTTTTCTCCATTGATCTCAACACGGTTTCCTTTGTTGATTTTTCCGAGAACATATCCGTTCGGGCTTTCACGGACATACAAATCGTCTGCTGTGGAAGTAGCTGTGCCAGTCGCTTTCCAAGTCGCAGTCTGTCCCTCGCTTCCCCAGTCAATCCAGACATATCCGTCGATTGCAGAATCGTTGATAGCGTAGGATTTGTTGCGTACAGCTCCGCCATTTGCCACCACGCCGGCAGCACTGGAAGTATTTCCCTCGTTGGTATATACGACACTACCATTGAAGCTGCGGACAGAGCCAACATGGGAACCGTTACGGAATATAATCAACGCACCTACTTTTGGTGATTTATGCCATGTTCCATTGCTCTTGGCGTGATTGGTGATGCTCTTGCAGTTATAGAATCCACCGCCCATAATCTGCAATGCTCTTGTAATTCCCAGAACATTAACCAGTTTCCAGAACTGATACTCTGCACACCATGGCTGAGCCTGGCAGCCCGGCTGTCCCCAGGAATTTACATCACGAGCAAATCTGGTGTAGTTGTTGTATCCAGCATTTTTCTTAAAATCATCCAGATAAGCATTGCTTTTCTTTTCCAGGTATCCGCCATTTGAAGCATAATAATCACCAAGTTCAATGAATTTCTGCAATTTTGTTTTTGCCACAGTTGTTTCTCCTTTCTGTGTCGTTCCTCGATAGTCTTTGTAAAAAACATCCATATCAACGTTTCCGCTGATGCCAGATACTTTTCCTTTGCTTGAATACTGCCAGCCTACACCGACCGGTGGTTTCAGTCGTGTCTGGACAGTGCCGTTATCATTCGCCGGATACCGTGCAATCCAACACTCATACTTTCTGAGTTCATCAGTCAGAACGTTATTGTACCAATCCATGTTGCAGTATATACCAACCTTATAACCGGCTTTCTTCATTCTGGTCAGAAATGAAACCGCAATATTCTCGATAGCCTGTTTGCCGAGTTTTCGCTGATTAGACCACTCAAGGTCGTAGAATACTGGAAAATCCAGTCCACGCCCGTTGAGCGCGGCGATCACATCTTCTGCTTCGTCAATCGCCTGTGCCGGTGTTAGAGCGTATGAATACTTGTACCCACCGACAAGGATTCCGTTGCTCTTGCATCCCTTGTAGTTGTACTCGAATGAGCCATCAACGCCTGTTTTCTGATGTACTCTCAAAATCGCAAATTTAATACCGGATTTAGCTACTTTCGCCCAGTCCGGTTTTCCCTGATTGGATGATACGTCAATTCCTTTAATTTCCAATTCATCAACTCCTTTTTATGAAATTTTCAAAGTTTCTTAATCAACTAAATGGAAATACTGTGTAACGTCAGTTTTTACTTCAAGAATTATCCAAGTCTAATTGCTTGCAAATAAACGTCCATTTTTAAGGTCGTAGTAGCATCCTGATATAACCTTAGTCGTACCGATGTTTCTTTATCAAACACTATCAGCATCGCATTGATACACCCGCCTCCATTCTGGTTATTAGCGCGAACCATGCGACTATTTATACCAAAACTATAGGCACCGGCATTCGGTGCATTTGAACTGCAATGACCAATGATCAACCATGTTCCGGCACTTAATTCCATTGGCGTGAATGTTTGATCCGTTCTTTGCGGTACATCATAAGATGTTGATGATACCTTAATCTCGGATAGTTTAGTGAGATTACTATTTAATTCATTAATCGCCCCCAGTACCGTCTGATTGCTCGTCTGCAAGTTGCTGATGACCGCATTGGTCAGTTTCCCAACGATCCAGTTCCAGATTCCGCTAAACGGTGAAAGCTTGTTTGCCTTCGCCGCCGCATCGTAAATCATCATCGTGTCGTTGTCCGCCGGTGTTGCTTTCTGTGTGTACTCGTTAAATTTACCCATTACTGTAATCTCCTTTCTAATTCCTTGATACGTTTTTCTTGCTCGTCAACCTTTGCGCTGAGTTCCTGTATGGCTTTGATTGCGTAGTTCAGCAAGTACTGGCTATTAATCTGCTTAATGTCCATCTCACCGTTTTCGTCATATCCGCCGCCCAGTGCCAAGTTCGGGTCGATTTCTTCCAGCTCGTCCGCCACGAAACCAATGTTTTGATGCCATCCGCCCATCCGCTCTTTCCAGTCGAACTGACGAACTTTCATGCGATTAACCGTTTCGAGGGCGTCTGTTTCGCTGTTTTCGATGTTTTCTTTTAAGCGGATGTCGGAAACTTGTGAGGTTGTATATAAATAGTCTGTGCTAAAGCCAGATCCACCCCATTTAGCACGGATTCCTAAACGTCTGTATGTTGCCGCATCTCCGTGCTTACTGCCTGTTCCCGAAAAAAGATAGGCCACTTGCGAATCATCTGCGCTTACGGACGCTACCGGCTGTCTTTTGACTTTGCCGGATGTTTTTGCCTGATTCTCCAAGTCGTAGAACATAAGGGTTCCATCGACAGTTGCATTTCCGCCTACGCTCAAGCTTTTGCCAATAGTTGCGCTTCCATCGGTTGAAAAATTTGCTCCAAGTTCGCATCCGTCCGTGAAAAGTGAGTTCGTATTTATTCGGACTTTATTGTTCAGATAGCGAACAATGTAGCCTTCCCATTTTTTGCTCGTATCACCTTCCATCCAAAGTTCAATCACTTTGTTTTGGACTTTCTGTGCGTACAATCCGTATTTTCCAAGCATCAGCGCATTGTAGTTGTCTGCATCTGTGTAGTCCGTATACAATCGCAATCCGGCAGTGTTAAGAGATACCATTGGGTTTCCGGTGTTTTTGTTAAGCACGACATATCCAGTATATCCTAATCTCGATATCTGATTTCCGTCAGCATCGTAAATCTTCAGCTGACCGTTTCCGTTATTCATGCCGCCAAGACTGATAATGCCACCTTTCATGGCATTGAATGAGATAAACAGCGTCTGGTTTCCACTTTCGTCCTTTTCGTAGTACAGCCCCTTAAACTTCCCATCATCTGACAGGATATCAACTATCTGTTCCTGTGTCAGTGATGCCACATCAACCGCCACGGAAAACGTCTGATAGTCTGCAAGCTTCGTCTTTGCCTGGTCGAAATACAGTGAAACCTTGAGCATGTTGTGAGCCTTGAGCGACAGGTTATTGACATTAATACTCAACCGGTCAAGTGCCGCAGTCTGCGATACCGTGAGTGCTGACCATGTAGCGCCGTTGTCGGTGGATTTTTCAAGTTTCCACCAACCTTTTTGCGACTGTGCAATCTCGCCGTTGCCGTCCCTGTAAAACGAATCTACAATGAGCGGCGCCGGTGTTATCTTCTTATCTGCCCCCATCAGTAACACATCTGCATTACTCTGAAAGAAGTAAGTCCTTCCGGCATTTCCCTGCTCGCCTTTGATTTTTGTCCAACTGTACCTGGTTGGGTCAGTGCTGTCATTCGGTGTGTAATCGGTGTACTGCCCGATATACAGTTTATCAACGCTGTTATCCACAGAAAATCCGGTTTTTCCATCCGCACTGTTGGCGTAAGCGATGTGGAAGTACGGTGTCTTTCCGTCCGCTCCTTTCGGGCCTTGCGCTCCTTGGTCGCCTTCAAACTTGGCCCATGTATACTTGCTCGGGTCGGTACTGTCAACGCCGGAAAAGTCCGTATAAGTTCCGATATATTTATCCGGTGTTTTGCTCATCTGTGCCGAAGTCGGGTTCTGTACCGGTGCGTACTGGATATGCAGATACGTTGTCTTTCCATCTGTTCCAACGCCCGGGATTCCCTGTGGTCCGGCGTACTGTTTCGCAAGTGAGAACTGTTTCGATACGACAAGGTTATTCAGATATGCGGCTTTGATATTCACCCATCCGCTGTCTGCGGTCAAGCCGGTGACAGTATAGGTTTTATTTTCCTTGTCCCAACTTCCCTGTATATTCTGTGATGTCGTAATCGTGTACGTACAGTTATCTGTGATATCCTGTGTACCGTACATGACTGTCGCCGTTGTGGTGCACTCTGGGAACTCTGTATAGTTGCCGTCACTATCAACCGGGATTCCCTGATAGTCGTTGTCGAGCTGCATGGTCATGTTTCTAGCCAGAGCTGCCATGTTCTCAACATCTTCAATCTTTTCATCAAGTGGTTTACCGCCGATCGTCACATAACTTCCGTCAAGGGTAACTGATCCGGTATCCATATCCGCTTCAAATATCGCATTTCCACTTTTGTCTCTTACGATGAGCGTTCCTGCGTTAATATAGTCGGCGTTGATGCCCTCTGCATAGAGCAGTCTGGTTATTAATTCGCCAGTCACCGCAAAGCCGTAAGGATATGTTTTTCCACCATCAATCGACACGGCAAGTGCTTCTGCTGTCAGCTTCCAGATTATGTTGGATTCTGCCATGGTTGCTTTGTTGTGCATATAGTATATGATACTACCGTCCTGCTGCGGCTCTTGTGTCATATACAGACCGCTCGAGGAATTGAGTGTTTCAGCTAATCTCCGTATAGCCTCTTCTCTTGCGGATGTTTCTTTTTGCACCATCTGACGTGCCGCAACTATAGCTTTTGTGCTATTCCCGTAAAAGTCGCTGCTGCCCCTGATCGGATCATCGGCCTGTGTCTTAACTGTAGTCAGACCGCCTACATTACCTGATACATCTGTCAGAGGAGTAAGATACTTATTCCCTAATCGGTCGTAAGTGTACACCATGTCGCCAAACTCGACGAGCGGGTTGTACACCAGATCACCTTCAAGATTCCGGAATCGTGCCCCTACGATCTGCTCGCCGATGATATTCGCTACTGTCTGAAGCTGGTCGGAATCAATCAGCTCGTTCTCAAGTTCAAGGACGTACCCTTCCTCTCCGTACATACCGGAATGATCTGTGTCAGTATTATTGTCCGTTTCTCCGTTTTTCAATCGAATCCCGGTAATAACGATATCATCACTGGAAAGCGCAGGCGGGTTCGCGTAAGCCATCAGTCTCTGAACGTCACTACCCGGGCCGGATGTGAGATCCAGGAATCCCTCTGCGTTAATAGTCCATCCCGGCAGAGAAACAAAACTGTCGGTATCAATAGATGGGTTAGCATCACCAAAATGAATAAATCCATCTGCATCCACGGTCGCAGTATTGTCAGATTCCATTTTTTCAAAATCCCATTTCACAAACTGTAGATTCCCGAAATAATCAATTCGGGCGTTCGCAGACTCAACCATAGCCGCATACCCGAACAACTGACGAAACGTCATACTGTCCGGAATACTTCTTATTATAATATCGCCATGGTCCATAGTTAGATTCATACCTATGCCGACAGTCTTGCAAGCATCTCTGACAAGGTTGATGAGCGACTGTGGTAATTTCAATCCGCTGGTATATACCTTATTCGCCTTGTACATATCATCCAGTGCCGTAACATTGATGATATCCGAATACTGTTCCGGCGTAGTGACTGTATAGACCCCCTTGTCAATGGTTTCAATGATGTCTTTTGTGGCTGCCTGTGTTGCGATGATAGGGTCACCGGTGCTGTCCAGAATCGGGTTATAACTTTCATCTAACAGTGTGCTTACAGATTCCGGCGCCGCATACGACGTCTGAAGTTTCAGATAAGCATGAATCTTAGCTCCGTAAAAGTTGTAGTTCTTCCACTGCTCCTGATCATTATTAATACTCAGCGTCAGTGTTTTACAGATAGTAGCGCCGACCGGAAAACTGCTGCTTTCCGCGCAATCGGAAAACCCGTTGTCGCCGTTCATGATATCCTTATCAATAGTCTTTTTTGTTCCGTCAGGAAAGGTGATGTCCACCGCCATCCTGACTGACTCGCCAGCTTCAAGTTTTTCTTTAAATGCGTTACTTACGTTAATCACAGTGGATTCACCCCCGTCATGTTAAATTCCAATGACGATAAAATCTTTCTATCGTCCGACAGTTCCCCGATAGCTATGTTTTGTGTCTGCCCCACATAGAACGGAGCGTCTCTCCAAACTCCGTAATACGGTGAGAAATAATGTAGCGTAAATTTATATCCTTTCGCTACCATCTGTAAAATCTTAGTTGCTTCCTCCATTGGGATATCGCTACCCTTGTATGTATATTGTTCCACAGTGAACATCGGCGTAAAGTATCCTACACCATACTGTGTCCTCTGGCTTGATTCCGTATAAGTCGTGGCAAAGGAGAGCGCAAGGTCTTTGTCCGGTTGCCAAATGACTGTTCCGTTGATTTTGTACTTTTCCATAACGCCCTCCTTTCTAAGCCATCTCAAACGGGTTTCTACCGCTTGTATCTCGTCTCATCTGCGCTTCTTTCATCATCTCGTCAAACAGTGTCCTGCGATTAATCTGAGCTGTAAATCGGTAACTTCCGCCACCAGTCTGCCGCCCTGCTGTTTCTTCCCGGACAATCTTTCTGAGTAAGGCTTCCGGCGTCTCGATGTTGTTTCCCTGCTTCTGGTCGCCTAAGACCGCAAGGAACTCACTTCGAGGTGGAATGACCGCACCTTTTGCCAGATATGGAACTGTTGGAACGCGTGGGAAAGTAGCTTTAAACCCGATAGTCTTTGAACCAGTCGGAGTCGGTACTTTCCACGGGCCAAACGAAAAAGCTGATTCCACGGTACTGATCGCACCGTTAATAGTTCCAATCGCACCGTTGATAGTACTGATTACTTTGTTGAATACTGATACTACGGTGTCTCTTATCTTTGCGAATGTATCAACTACGGTATCCCTCGCATTAGAAAACTTGTCGACAATAGCGTCCCTAATAGCTCCTACTTTCGTAGTAACCGTATTCCACATGTTTTTGAAAGTTGTCGTAGTTTTTTCACGCACATACTTCCAAACTCCACTGATTTTTTCTTTGAGATTCGTTAACTTCTTTGTTACTCCGTCAACAAGCACCCTTGTTTTTCCAATAACCCAGTCTTTCAGTTTTGTAGCAGCTTCCTTGATATTGTCCCAATTCTTGTACAGCAGCACTCCGATTGCTATAGCTGCGCTGACCGCAAGGACAAAGACTCCACCTGGTCCGATAGCTGTTGCAATAGCTTTGATACCACCCATGATGCCACCCGTACCAGTCATTAACGAGATAAGTCCTTTTGCGGCTGTGGCTATTCCGGACACGCTCTTGATAACGCTCGATGCCAATCCCGCAATCTTCGCCGCCGCAAATGCACCGATCAGAGCTGCACCAAATGCCTCAACGATCGGTTGATGTTCCGCGAGAAAAGTTGCTACTTTTGACACCAGATTAATCACTGTCGGAAGCCCCACTTCAATAACCCACTTTAGCATCGGGAGAACAATGTTTTTATAGATCCAATCCAGTACATTTCCGATCGCTTCAATGATCGGTGCAAAGGTACTGGTCAGGTTACTGATAGATTCTAACAACGGATAGAAGTCCAAGTTTGCCGCCCATGTCGCCGTATCTTCTGCAATCTTTTCAATAAACTGCATAACTACCACAAGAGCATCTGCAATATTCTGTATAATCTGTGTTCCGACATTGTTCTTATTCCACGCATCCGCAAAACCGGATGCAATATTCCCGATAGTTTTAAGCACGTTCTGAGCAATCCTCAGCATGGTTGTAAGCATCGTTGTGCCGGTGCCATTTGTCCAGACCTCTACAAGGCTTTTACCTACACTTTTGGCGAGCTTTGCGATTCCCGACAAAGCAATGTTTGCCGCGTCAATGGTGTTCTTGCCCTCTTTCTTCCAGGCGTCCTGGAATGGCTTCCAGAGCTTTTTAAGGAGCTTTGCAAGCTTTTCGGCTGATTTGCTCATCTTATCCAGAGCGGTTTCGCCCTCAGCTACCTTTCCGTAATCTACGTTGCTGACTGCGCTCGGAAGAGATGTTCCGCCACCGCCACTGCCGCTACCGGATGTCGACGGAGTTTTACTTGCTGTTGATGATGCATCCTGTGTAGAATACCGATTAATCTCATCAAGTGGGCTAAGATATCCTTTCGCCGCTTTTGCCGCATCTTTTGTTGCATCGGCTACATCTTCTGTAGAATCTGCTAACTTGCTAGCATTGTCTGCCGCATTTCCATAAGCATCCGCTGTATCTGCGATTGCATCCGATCCGCCAAGTCCGGCACCACCTCCGCTCGTCTGTCCTGATGATTTTTTTCCGGTAATCAATTCCGTAAAACTTTTGAAAGCATTCGCCAGAGTCGCCAGTTTACCAAGAAGAATATTAATCACTTTCAGAACAGGTGTAAAAATATTAATTAATCCTTGTCCGACTGTTGCCTTGAGAGACTGCAGCTGCAACTGCATCACTCGCACCTGATTCGCCCAGCTGTCAGAAGTACGGATGAAGTCTCCAGATGCAGCCGAAAGCTGTTTCTGCACAAAAGCCAGTCGGAGAGCTACTTTCTCCTGCTCGGTCATGGCGGATGTGGTTTTTCCGTAGCCATTTGCAAGTGCATACTGGTCAAGTGCGCTTTGCGTAAGGACCACGCCCAAATCTTTCAGCGTTTCCGTTTCGCCCGTAAACACTGATTTCAGCTTGATATAAGCCAAGTCCTGACTGATGTTATAGAATGATGCCACGTCACCAGTCAGCTGCGTCAAAGCCGTTGACATATCGTAAGCCTGTGATTCTGAGAATCCGAACGACTTAGACATTGCTCCGAACGTTCCGACATACCGTTTAGCCATTGTCTCTGATAGTCCGGCTGAGACCATTGCATTCTTTGCAAATTCATTGACCTTATCCGACATGGTGGTAAATGTAACATCGACCACGTTCTGAACTTCTGCGAGGTCGGAACCAAGTTCTATAGACTCTTTACCAAACTGAATTAGCTTGCCAACAGCAAATACAGAACCAACTAAAAAACCAATTCGCTTTACTATCGTTCCTAATCCTTCAAACTGACGGCCTAAAAGATTTACTTTTCTACTTGCACCGGAAATGTCCATTTTATTAAATGAGTTAGAAACCGTGGTGCCTGTTTTTTTTGCCGAATTCCCCATTTTGTCCATAGAGTTTTCGACTTTTTCTGATTTTTGCTGTAAAGATTGAAACGAATCTTCGAGTTTTTCAAATCCATCGTGAAATATGCTATTAATATTTGCATTTATTTCCTTGACCGAGTTTGCTAAATCTTTAAATGCCGCTTGTACTTCTTTGACACCAGACGATATTCCGTCAGTATCTATTCTGGTATCAATAATAATTGAGCCATCAGCAGCCATGTGTCCACCTCCTAACTATTTGAGGTTCAACATCTCATTCAGCGCATCCTTGTACGCTTGCTCCTCGTCGCTGAGACGTGTTTTT